AACACACAACGCACAGATGAGATAGGATCACGAACATGATCAGACTTACCCCCAAGACATTGATCACGGTTGATGCGGCAGCGGCAGAGGGCTCGCCGCGCCGCTCAATCAGTGGTGTTGCAGTTACTTATGACGAAGTTGCAACTGTCAGCGATGGCACACAAGTTAAAATTTTGCAAGGTGCGCTGCCGGTAGATGGCAGAAACCCGAAGCTTTACATGCAGCACCAAAGCGATCTGATCATTGGGCAAGTGGTTGAGCGCGTGGACACAAACGAAGGCATGCTTTTTACAGCCAAAATAAGCGCCACACGGCTGGGCGATGATGCGATGGAAATGGTCAAAGATGGCACAATTGACGCGGTTTCAGTAGGCATCAACCCCACCAAATTTAGCTATGACGATGATGGCGTAATGATCGTGGAAGCCGCTGTGTGGACCGAGCTTAGCCTTGTGTCTCAGGGCGCTTTCGAGGGTGCGGTAATAACAGAGGTTGCCGCGAGTATCCCACAAACCGATCAAAGTTTAGATAATAATGAAAAGCAAGACACAACAAATGAGGAAAACAACATGAGCGAAAAAATCGAAACTCCAGTAGTTGAAGCAGCGCAAGCAACCACAGAAAAATTGTGGGCGCAACCAAAACGCGAATTCAAACTGCCATCAGCCGGCGAATTCATGGCTGCATATCACATTGGCGGCGACACTTTCAAAAACATGAATGCAGCGGTGCATGAATTTGCACAAACACAGCGCACACCATTGCAAGCAGCTGCGGGCGATGTCTTAACTACCGACACACCCGGCTTGCTTCCAGTCCCGGTTTTGCTTCCGCTTGTGCAGGACATCAATTTCTTGCGTCCAGTAATCAATGCTGTAGGCGCTCGAGCATATCCTGATGGCGGACAATCAAAAACATTTATCCGCCCAACGATCACAACGCACACAAGCGTTGCAGCACAATCGCCTGAATTGAGCGCAACATCAGCCACAACAATGGTGATTGCGTCAAATTCGATCAGCAAGACCACACTCGCGGGACAAGTTACCTTGTCAATTCAAGACATCGACTTCACTTCAGGTCCAGCAATGCAACTAATCCTTAATGACTTGATGGGCGAATACATGCTTGCATCAGACAACCTTGCAGCTGACAATTTGCTGACTGCAGCAACTTCATCAGGTGTTTGGGATGGCACAGTAACAGACTTGCTTACATCGGTTTACGATGCGGCAAACGATGTTGCAACCGGCAGAAACTGGATGCCTACACACATGTTTGTTTCAGTTGATGTTTGGGCACAGCTCGGCAAACTTGTAGATGGCAATGATCGTCCAGTGTTTCCATTTATTGCTAACGGTTTGTCAGGTCAAAACGCACTTGGCTCACAATCAGCAGTTTCATGGCAAGGCAACCCGCTCGGCTTGCAACTTGTAGTGGATAGCAACTTTGCTGCCAAAACAATGATTATCACTCGAGTAGGTCAAGGCACAGGCGATGCTTATGAATTCTACGAAAGCATCAGAGGCTTGATGAGCGTTGAAGTGCCAGCCACACTTGGGCGCACCATGAGCTTTCATGGTTATGTTTCAACCTTTGCCGCAATCAGCGGCATGATCCGCAAGATCACACAGGCTTAGCCTTAGGCGGGCAAACCGCTCATGGCTACATACAACACTGCGAGCAAGCAACTACTAGATAACTATGCGGTAGTTGCTACGCTCGAGCCATCACCCATTGAAGTAGGGCAATCAGTAACAGTTGGAAGTTTGGGTGTGCCTTTTAATGGCACTTTTACAGTGCTTGCATGCCCACAGTTTTTATTTACTGGCATTGATGGCGACACAGGCGAGTTTTTGTATGACATCAACGAGCCAGTGCCTAACCAAATTCTTTACGCATGCACAGGCGATGATGTCGAATTTGTTGCAATTTTTTCCGGCGTTATTACCCACACACAAACATGCACATGGATCACAGCGGGAAACATCGAGGACTGGCTCGGCATAGGCACAGCAACGGCAGCTGACACAACATTTCTGACGCAATGCGCGGCAGCCGCAAACGCATTTTGTTACAGGCGCAGACAAGAAGCCGGCTATTTTGACAGCCTTACAACATCGCCTAGCGGTGATGTAACGCTGGGCACGATCATGTATGGCGGCAATCTTTACAGGCAGCGCGGCGCAGTAACAGATTTTGCAAGCTTTGATGGCATGGCGGCAGGCGGCACAAACGGGCTATCACCAATGATCAAACAGCTGTTAGGCGTAAACAGGGCAACGGTTGCTTAATGCCAGTTGCCTACACAGACTTATTCAATGTCGCGCTCGACAATCTCACAACAAGCATTGGCGCAATCTTGGGCATCAGCGTGGTAAACGATCCACGAAACGCAAACCCACCATGCGCTTTTATAGATGCACCCAGCTTCACAGGCTGGAATTACAACATAGTAAAAATGGCTTTTCCAGTGCGCCTAATAACGCTCGGACCGGGCAACCTTGACGCACAACGCAACCTTTTGAACATGATGAGCAAACTATTGCAAGCCAATCTAGGCATCACAGATGGCAGACCAACTGTAGCGATCATCGGCGGCGCAGAGTATCCCGCCTATGATGTAACTGTAAACATGCAATCACAAACGGCTTAGAGGTAAAACATGGCAACCTACATTGTTACTAGCGACAGGCTCGCAGGGTTCAAACGCGGCGATGAAATACAAGCCAGCGACATAGATGGCAACATCGAGCATTTGCTTGAAGCTGGGCACATATCCCCACAGGCATCAAAAAAATCTGCTAAAACTAAAGACACAGACACAGCAAAGGAATAACACAACATGGCGACAACCGTTTATCTCAGCAACCCGGCACTCACAATAAACAGCGTTGATCTCACAGATCAGGCAACAAGTGCAACTTTGACATTTGCCTATGATCAACTTGAAACAACCGCATTTGGGCAAACCGCTCGAAGCTATGGTGCTTCATCAGTAACATCATTGCAAAACAACACATTTGAAGTTGAGCTTTACCAAAGCTATGCGGCGAGTGAGACAGAGGCGAGCATTTATAGCTTGGTTGGAATTCAAACAACAATCACGATTTCACCAACCGCAGCTGGACTTGCAACACCAAGCACCACAGCACCAAAATACACTTTGACAGGCGCTTACCTTTCAAGCCACACGCCGATTTCGGCAAGCTTGGGTGAGCTAAGCACAGTAACGCTCACTTTCACGGGTGGCACACTCACCAAAGCTGTGGCATGATCTCGCGGCTTAAGCCGCTGAGAAATACAAACGCAAGACCGCGAGAGCGAAGCCTTGCCCGAGAAAAGGAAAACTAAATGCAATTAACGCTTAAAGCCGTATTCACTGACGGCACAACGCAAACCATTGAAACCAACTTGGCAACCGTAGTTGCTTGGGAAAGAAAATTTAGGCGCAAAGCTTCCGAAATGGCATCCGGCATTGGTGTCGAGGATCTTGCATTTTTGTGTTACACAGCATCACAAAAAGCGGGTGTTACTGTGCCGGCAACACTTGATCTCTACATTGACAAGCTGCGAAATATCGAGGTGGTAGATCAGAATATCCCAAAAGTAGGCGAGGAAGTTTAAGATATGCGCTTGCCGAAATCTTGGTTGCCACAGGGTTTTGGGGTGCTGAAACATTTGAAATTGACGATGTGAACACTGTGATTGAGATCCTTAACAAACAAAGCCGAGCCAAATAATGGCTTACACGGCGCGCATCGAGGTGCATGGCATCAAAGAAGCATTAGCTGAGCTGAACAGCTTTGATCCAAAATACCGCAGGCAAGTAACAAAAGACATTGTTACAGCCGGGCAAAAAATTATTGTGAGCGCTCGAGACATGATCAAAAACTTTGATAACAGCGAAGGCAACGGCGCGCCACTATCGCGCATGTATAAATCAAAACTGGTAAAAGGGCGTAATGTGTATTGGGATAACAACACGGTGCGCGCGGGCTTCAAAGTGAAAGTTGGTGCAGCTGCACAACGGCAAAGGCTTGTTACTTTCAAAGATAAATTTGATCCGGAAACAAACCCGCGTGAAAGCCACAATGTTTTATTTAAGGCAAAGCCGTATCAATTGATGGTGATCCAGCAAAAGGATGCTGCCGGCGCTATCTATGATCATGCTGGTAGGCGGACCAAAGGCATATTTGTAACAAATCTAAATGCTGAAGTTGGTTTAGAGCCACGCGCAATTGATCCAGCTGTGAACATGCACAAAGAAACAGTTGAGCGCGAAGTCTTGGCAGTATGTGAAAAGGTCATGGAAAGATTGAACAGAAATTTGCAGGTGCGTCATGGCAATTAATATCCCAATAATCTCGAGCCTTGATAGCAAAGGCTTTGAAAAGGCGGCACTCGAGTTTAAAAGCCTTGAAACAAACAGCCAAAAAGCCGGGTTTGTTATGGAAAAGGCTTTTCTGCCAGCTGTTGCCGCGCTCGCTGGTCTCACTGCGGCAGCTGCGTTTTCGGTTAAGGCGGCAATTGAGGATGAAGCCGCACAAGCTCAGCTTGCTAAAACTTTACAAAATGTTGTGGGTGCAACCAATGAACAGATCGCTGCGGTTGAAGCGAGTGTGGCGGCGATGCAAATGGCAACCGGCGTTTCAGATAGTGAGCTTCGCCCGGCTTTCGCTTCGCTTACTCGAGGCACAAAAGATTTGCAGGAAGCAAACAAAGCGCTCGCTTTGGCGATGGATATTAGCGCGGCAACCGGACAAGATTTACAGAGCGTTAGCGATGCGTTAGCGCTTGCCTATGGGGGTAACACTAAAGCGCTTGCCAAACTTAGCCCCGAGTTAAAGGTTGCAATCAAAGAGGGCGCAACCCTTGATCAAGTCATGGGCACACTTACAAAAACTTTTGGTGGTTCAGCTGCAGTTGCAGCCGGCACAGCTGAAGGGCAATTTAGGCGGATGAGCGTGGCGCTCGATGAAGCAAAAGAAAGCATAGGCAAAGCATTATTGCCAGCAATTGAAGCGGTGTTGCCGTTGCTTGTAACTTTCGGCAATTGGGCAGCCGATCACACAAACATCATTGCAGGGGTGGCTTTGGCAATTGCTGCGGTTGCTTCAGCCCTTGTTGCTTACAAAGGCGCACAGGTGCTTGCTAATGCGGTAACAGTTGTGGCAACAGCACTCAATTTTGCTAATGCCGCTTCGCTTGCTGCGGTTGCCACAGCCGGCACAGCGGGTGTTGCTGCGGCAGCAATCGCAGCTGGTCTAGTTGTAGTTGGTGGCGCGCTACTCATATTCAAAAACCAAAATAAGGCTGCAACCACAGCCACTACAGGGCTGGGCACAGCGGCGAAAAGCACAGCTCAAGACATGGGCAGGCTTGGCTTTACGCTCGATTACATACGCGGCACAAAGATCGCTGAATACATGGCGGAAACCGAAAAAGAAACCAAAAAAATTGAGACAGGCGCAGGCAATGCAGCGGACAAAGTTAAACAGCTTGCAGACAAAACAACCGAAGCCGCTAAAGCATTACGCGAATATATGGGCGCGGCACTCGATGACGCAAAAAGCAAACTGGACAAAGCACAAAGCGCCTTTGATAGTTTCAGCGGATCAGTCGCACAAGTCATCACAGATGCACTCAATTTTGGCAAAGCATTTGAGGAAGGCGGCGAGGATGCCGGCACAACCTTTTTTAGCGCGCTACAAAAACAAGCAGACAAAACAAAAGAGTTTGGTGATCTTGTCGAGCAACTACTTGCAGCGGGTTTGTCTCAGGATGCGTTGCAACAAGTTATTGATGCCGGCATTGATAGCGGTTCGGCTATCGCTAAAGAATTGCTGACATCGTCAGAAAATGTTTTGCGGGCAAATACCCTTGTCGAGCAAACACAAGCCATTGCCGAGCGCATAGGCGAGCTATCAGCGCAAAAGTTTTATGGCGCGGGCGTATCAAATGCCAAAGCATATTTGCGTGGTGTCGAGGAAGCGCTTGCCGCAGCGGAAAGCCGGCTATCTCGCAAAGGCATCAATTTCGCGGATGTTAAAGGCATTAGCACAAGCTTCACAGAGGCGATCAGCGCACCAACCGTTTCGCCCGTATTGATGCCAAACATTGATGAGCTAAATGCTCGGCGTGGTGGCGGTGCAGTAACTATAAATGTGAACAGCCAGCTAGCAACAAAATCGGAAGTGGGGCAAGCTGTAACGGATGCTTTGCGGGCATACAACCGCACAGCTGGACCGGCACAGTTTGAAATCGCATAATGGCAGGCGTTGCAGTAGTTGGCTCAGGTAACTATGAGCTATTCATTGACACAGGCTTTTTGCAAGATGCGTTTACGCTAGATGATGCAACAGAAGGCGTTTTAGATAACACAACCTATGTTCTCGATGGCACAACAAACTTTGCTGGGGTGCTTGATGGTTGCACCAATGTTTCGGTAAGGCGCGGCAGACAAGATCAAGGTGATCAATTCTCACCCGGCACAATGAGCTTCCAAATGCTCGACACATCCGGCATTTTCAATCCGTTCGATCAGCAAAGCCCATATTGGGATGAAACAACTGCTCAGCCGGGTTTAGCACCTTTACGGCGCGTCAAATTGCAACGCTACGATGGCACGAACACAGCCCAAGACATTTTTAACGGTTACATCATTAACTACATGTACAATTTTGCGCTCGGCGGTTTGGATACAGTAACGGTTTTTTGCGCTGATCAGTTTTATTTATTGGCGCAAACCGTTATGGATGAATTTAATGTTAGCGAGGAATTATCCAGCACCCGGCTTGAAGCTGTGCTTGATTTGCCTGAGGTAGCGTTTCCGATAGCGCAACGCGATATTGACACAGGCACAGTTACTCTTGGCGGCAGCTCGCCTTTCACAGTGCCGCAGGGCACAAATGTTTCACAATATTGCTCAGATATAAACCGCGCCGAACAAGGCAGATTGTTTATGACAAGATCAGGCGTTTTGCGTTTCGAGCCAAGAATAGGCAACACGCTAAGCGCACCCGTTGCAAGCTTTCACGATGACGGCACACAAATTAAATTTAATGGTGTAGGCATAAGTTTTGAAGCGGATCAAGTTGTGAACAGAGCAACAGTTACTATTGCCGGAAGTAACAGCCCACAAACCGCAGATGATCCAGCAAGCCAAGCAACTTATTTTGTGCAAGCGGTAAACATCAGCAACAGCCTTTTGCACAACAATGCCGCAGCGCTTGATCTTGCAAACTATCTTTTAGTGCCCGAGCCTGAGCCGCGTTACACAAGCGTTGAAACACAATTCAACATGCTCACAACCGTTCAAAAAGAAACATTGGCGGCTATCGAAATCGGCAACACAATTACCATAGAAAAAACCATTGGCAACACCCAGCTCGCTCAAGAGCTTGCCATTGAAGGCATCGAGCATTATTTGAGCTTTGATGCCGGGCACAGCATAAGACTGTTTACAAGCCCAACCACAGTTGTTTATGAGCTGATCTTGGATGACGCGATTTACGGCATCATTGATGCACTTAATGTTTTAGGTTAGAGTAAAGGATAATTATGGGCGCAAATGCACAGACATCAGTTCCAACATTTACAGCGGGCGAGGTTTTAACTGCCGCGAATATGAATATAAGCGCTCGGACTGGTATTCCAGTTTTTGCTGACGCTACGGCGCGTGATGCGGCGTTTGGTGGCACGGGCGAAAAAACTTTGGCTGAAGGTCAGTTTGCGTTTCTTGAGGACAGCAACACAACGCAATATTATGACGGCGCGGCATGGCAGGCAGTTGCAAGCACTAGTGGTCTTGTTTGTGTCAAAGCACAAACAGCGGTCAGCGCGGCGGCAAGCGCAACCGCTGACAGTATTTTTACTAGCTCTTATACAAATTATTTATTGTTAGTTAATTTTACGACTAGCGCAGATCAGTTGTGTATCAGGTTGCGGGCTGGTGGCGTTTCAACAGCGACAGGTTACAACACGCAACAATTAATTGTAGACGACACAACCATTACAGGTGCAAGAGTTACATCCCAAGTAAACATTCGCATTCAACAATCCGTTGGCGCGGAAAGTTCATCAGTCATTCACATTTTTAATCCACAGTTAGCAATACCAACACGGCTTACGATGCACACATCGTTAAATAATTCAAACTATACAACCGGGCTTAACTTAAACATGCGGGCTTCTAATCAGTCAGCTTCGACAGCGTTTGACGGAATTGAACTATTAGCATTGACTGGCACTTGGACAGGTAACTATGCAATTTACGGCTATTCAAAAACGGTATAAATTATGGCACTAAAAATTAACGACAACGGCACAGATCGCGAAATGACCGCAGACGAAGCGGCTGAATATAAGGCGTGGCAGATTGTGGCTAAAGCAGAAACACAAGCCGAAGCAGACGCAATCGAAGCCAAAGCCGAAGCGAAAGCTAGCGCATTAGCAAAACTTGGATTAACCGCAGATGAAGCCGCCGCGCTATTTGGTTAGTTTGGCAATATTGCTTGTGCTCACCGCTTGCGAAACCACACGCAACAACACACTCACAGTCAAATCGCGAGTAAAAAACATGACGCTATATAACTGCAATGTGCCTGATCGTTGCGGCATCACACCATGAGCCGATACAGATACACAGCAACTGAGTTGCATGCGCGCATGGTTGTAACTGTAGGCGTTTTGTTGGCAATCGTTTTTAGTTTGATTGTTTTGGGAATGATCTGGGGCTTGCTTTTTGTCTCGCAGCCGCTCGAGCAATCGCCCAATGATGCCAGTTTCATAGATTTAATGTCCACCATTGTGGTGTTTTTAACTGGCACATTATCGGGGCTTGTCGCATCCAACGGCATTAAAAACAAAACAGCAGATAATGACTAAGCCTTACATTGTTGCAAATCAGCCAGTTGTTAAAGCGCCTTTGCCGGGCATGGATGAGTGGATTAGGCAGGCAGTCAAATATGCGGATGGCTGTTTATGGAATAACGGCAGCTGGGTTGTGCGAAACATGAAAACCAAAGGCAAAGAGCACATAGTTTCTAATCACTCAAGAGGTTTGGCGGTTGATCTTTCATACCGGCTACAAGTTAAACAGGGGCGCGGTAAACCTGACGGCGAAAAACTTGCATTGGTGTTTTTAACTAAAGTTTTGCAACACGCCGAAATTTTGGGTGTGCAACTTGTAATTGATTACAACCGAAACCGCAGCTGGAAAATTGATC